TAAATGTTCTAGTACCAACATTAATAACTCCAGAAGGACAATTTAAAGAACCTCCTGTTGTAGGACAACAGTGATTAAAATTAATAGAAGAATTACCACACCCTGATTTAGATATTTCTAATACCATTGTATGAGAAACTCCTTTATTTAGTCCGGTAGCATTATAATTTTCTACATTAGCTCCTACTTGTGTTGCTTGACATGTAGTACATCTTTCTGTTGACTCTCCTGATTTTTTTACTGATACAGCAAAAGGAGGAGTACCATTAGTTGCTGTTACATTATAACTTATACTTGGCATTTTTTATTTTATTTTAAATTTTTATTAACATGTTATTGAAGTACTTCCTACAGTTATTATACAACCAGTAGTTTGGGGATTTATACTAATACAAATGCTTCTAGGTTCATTACAAGATAAAATATTGTAACATAATGTAAAAGGTTGATTTCCAACATTTATATTAGCTACACCTTCAGAAGGAGTACCATTAAAATAAGCATTTCCTCCAGAAATAGAAAACCCTCCGTTACTACCAAATTCAGAATATATTCCATCTATCCCACTTACAGTAAAGCTTTGTTGAGTATTTTGTTCAGGAGTAAGTCCCCCTAATATACTTCCCCCTGTTGCAGGACAACATATATTTTGATTACTACTATCACTACAAGCTCCTTCTGATAAAACCAGATTAATAGAGTGAGTTACACCTTTTTGTAAGTCAGAATTATTGAAATTAGATACATGACTTCCATTACCCATACCTGAGCAATTACTTTGACATCTTTCTGTTCCGTCTCCACTTTTTTTAATACTTACATTTACACCTCCATTACTACCCGCTATAGTATAACTTATTTGAGCCATATTAACAATTTACATTTGGATTATCTACATCTAATTCACAACAATTTGAAAAAACATTAACAGTTACACAGCTAGATGCACAAAATTCAGAGGTATAATATTTTATATAATAAGTACCAATTGCTAAATTAGTTATAGTGTGTGTAGTTCCTGTTACCATTTGACCACTACTCCATGTATTATTATTACAATTTGTTGAGTAGCTTATTCTATTTACATTAACTAAATTTGAAAATGTTAAAGAAGCATTTGAATTTGGTATGCCGTTTGTACAAGTTGCGTTAGATACACTAGGGATATTAGCACTAATTGGTAAACAACCACAAGTAGTACTTGTTAATACAGAAGCAAATTCTTTAGGAGAACAACTAGAATTTTGTGGCTTAATTCTTATCAAATAGCTTCCAGCACTTAACCCTATAAATTTATGAGAATTACTTGTGCTACCTAAACCATTTAATGCTACATACGCACCACCATTAATAGATATTTGAGTACCATTAACAATATTATTAACTATTATTTGACCATTAGCTTGTAAAATATTTTCAGAACAAGAAGGATTAATAGATGTAACATTAGCTGATACAGTAGGACAATTTACACTATTATTTATAATAACCGTATTAGAATTAGCACTATTACAATTATTTGTACATTTAGCATAATATGAACCAGCACTTACTGCTTTAGTTTGTCCTGTACCTATTAATTGATTTTGTGAATTATACCAAGACAAAGTACCGTTACAATTGTTAGCAGTCAAAAGAATTGTTTCTCCTACATTTACTGTTCCTGAATTAGGAATTATATTAGGTGTAGTTGCTAGAGGTGTACATCCACAATCTGAAGCATAAGAAATATTTATTTCATTACTATTTTCAAATCCACATGTGGTAGTATTTTTTACATAATAAGTACCACTTTGTTCTGTTAAAATAAGAGAAAAAGTATTAGCATTATTAATAGGTACACCGTTTCTAAACCATTGTAAACTTCCATTATAATTAGATGCTACAATTGTTATAGAACTTTCTCCACAATAACTAGAATTATTAGATATAATATTAGGTTTTAATGCTTTAGGAGTACATTCTATTTCTCCTGTAGTACATCCTATTTGTGATAATTTAGAACATAAACAATTATAATCAATATCTATTTTTAATTTTTCTAATTCTATAGATTTTATTAAACAGTCCCCTAATACTATTTTATCCCATAAATATCCAGCTTTATCTTCTCCGTTTACACTTACTTTTTCATCTTTAAATTGATTAGATATTCCACATAATTCTTTATCCCAAATTTCTAAAATTTCTTCTACAGAAGTATTAGGAGAAATATCAGTTATACATGTAAGATTAGATTCTTCTTGATTGTGTTTATATATAACACATTTACTGTCAAGTTTTTCTTCACAAAATCCATCCGTACAATATTCTAAACTTATATGTCCACAATCTTCACAATTATTATTTTGACAATTATTGCACATTATTTAAATTTTTTAAGCTATTCCTAAACAAGTAATTACTAAAGAAGAATTAGTCATGACTGAACCCGGTATTTGTCTTACTCCTGAAATATATTGACCTATATTATTACTATTACTTGCAGGAATAGTTATAGGAGTAGATACACCCGAGCAATTAATATAACTTATTTCTACAGCTGTTGCAGAAGTATTTCTAATATAAAAAGAAAAACAATTAGCACAACTATTTGTAAGTATTTGACAAAAAGTAGTTCTTAAAGGACTATTAGAAGCCGAAACATTTATTTCATTTAATATATCTTGAGCATTTGATTTAGGGACATATACTCCATTATTTCTTTTTTCTAAAATATTATTTGCATCTTGACTTAATTGAATATCGGCACTTAAAATATGTCCTAAAATACCACCAGTTTCTATTTTAATAGACGCTGTATTATTTGTAGTAATACTTTGCTGAGTAGAATTAAGTACCATAGATAAATTTACTGTAGTAGAACTACCAACTATACCTAATGTACTACCGTTTAAAGTTAATGTTGCCGAAGGAAGTGTTATTGTATTTCCGTTACTAATAGATAACTGATTTCCTGCTATTGTTAATCTTTGTGTAAAATCAGGAATATTAATTGGAGATACGTATAGTCCATCAGGTTTTACTTGAAGAACATTTCCATTATAAGAACTTACTTTTACATTCGCTTTAATTTCATGATTTAAATTACCTTGCAATATAAATTTTACTGTATTACTTTCTATAGAAGTTATTGAAGGTGTATTTATATTTGTAACACTTAATATTCCTACTTTATCGGTTAATTTTTGTAAAACAGTTTTTATATCACTGTTAACTGTAAATCCTGCTGCCGCACTATCATTTATTTTAGGATATTTTATTTTTTCAATATCTGTTGTATTTGTTGTAACAGCAATATCTAAAGCATCTACATTAATTTTAGTAACTTTTAATAAATTATCATTTTTAAATAATTCTGTACTTACTGCTTCTGAAAATTGTTTAATATTAATAATATTATATTTTCCTTTTAAATAAGGAATTTTAAAAGCTGTAAAATCAGGATTACTAGATTTATTTAATTTAGAATCAAATTCTTCTAATATAGTATTTAAAGGTGTTCCGTTTTCAGCTTTAATTGAATATAATCTGGAATTACTTTGATTTTCTAACTTGTAAAAAATACAACTTGTAGAATATTTATTATCACAAGCATTTGTTTTTTCACAACAAGTATCAAAACAATTAGATTTTTTTTCTTCACAATTACAATTTCTACACATTTGGTATATAAATATTTGATGTGTTTGAATTTATTTTATTTTTTAAAGCATTTATTTCACTAATTATTAAACTAAATGCTTTATCTATATTTACAATAGAATCATTGCATAATGACGATTGTAAATCTGAAATATTTACTGATATAACTTTTTCTTCAACTTTAGTATTTCTTTTTTCTAATTCTCTATCTAATAACCATTGTATATAATCAACAATATCATTAGATGGAGATATAATCATACCTTTTTTATCTAAAGGTTTATTTAAAATATCTTTTAAATTTTTAACTTCTTCTCCTAACTTTTCTAAATTTTCATTTAAATCTTTTTTATTTGTTAATGTAGAAGAAAAATAAAAAGGTTTTCCTTCCCACTTAATACAATTAGAAGAAGTAAATGTTGTACAAGTGTTACATTTAATCATTTTCTTTACATTTACAGATAGAATATTTTATTAATAAATAACCAAACTTATCAGCATAAATGTTAGGCTTACCTTTTACATTTAGTTTAGCATGAGCTAATCTTTGGTTCATACTTTTTTTATATGATTCAATTACACTCTTCATAAATTACTGATAAATAAAAGTTTAATATATCGTATTTATAAGGTTGATTTTGCTCTAACATTTCAGTAACGTAATTTAAATATAAAGCATTATTTTCAGAATAATTTTTCCTATTTAAACAAATAAGTTTATCTTGTAAAGATAAAAGCATTTCTAAACTTTGTCCGTAATATCCTTCTTGAATTATGTTTTCTTCTATAACTATATTAGAAGACGTTATTGGTTGAGCTACATTTCCACAAGGACAAGGCATTATTCACATTCAATTTTATTTATTAATTTACTAGCATATTTAAATAATTCAATAGATTGTTGAGAGTTTTCTTCAGCATATGCTTTAGCTACCATTACCCACTTATCTATTTCATAAATTAAATTAATTCTGTCTTTATCTTCAATAGAAGTACTTTGTAATAATTTTTTTATATTACAATTATATTGAACAGTTCTTAAATAATGTTTACATATAAATACTTTATCATGTGGTGCTACACTATATCTAACTTCATACATTCCGTCAGGAAAAACACCTCTTTGTTTTGTCCAACCTAAAAAAGATGTTGTAATATTATTTAATTGATTAGGAATTATTGGACATTTAAACCAATCATCCATGTTAGGAAATTTTACTTCTAATACTGGAACAGAAGGGTTTTCCATATATATAGATTTATCATTAAATAATAATATTTCTTCATCATTAATTAATTCATCTATAATATCAAAATTCAAATTATGTTTAGCCATTTTAGTTTTTATTTAAAGAAAAAGGACAGCAATAAACATCACTGTCCTTTAAAAATAACTAACCTAATTATAAAAAATTTTATAGAACAACTGGTGCAAACATTTTATTAGGAATACTTGCAACATAACCGTTAATTACATTTTCAAAGGATTTACCTGTACCTTCTTTAAAGAAAGCTCTAATAGCAATACTATCATGTACTTGAGTATTACCAAATGGATGGTCGCCTCCTTGATATTCCTTATAAGTAAGACGATATTCATCATAATAAAACTCAGGTTTAGCAATTGCTGTCATACCATATAAAGCTCTATCTACAGGGTCTACTTTAAAAGCAGACATATATTCATAAAAATTAAACCATCTGTTTTCAACCTCTCTTACAGCAGCACCATAACCTTTTTCATATTCAATTTCTCTTACTTTTGTAACAGGAAATTCAAATGTACTATCACAAAGAGAAAGTGTATGGTCATGTTTTTGTACAGTTACTTTAATCATAACTGGGTCAACATCACTAGCATCCCACATAAAATAACCGTAAGAACATTCGTCAGTATAACGATTAAAAGAAGCTGCTTCAAATCTTAATCCTACTGCTTCACAAATTTCTGTTGGGGCAGTTGGAGTAGTACAATCAGGAGTAGTTACAACTTCTGTAAATTCTTCCCAGTTCATACCTCTTTCAAAAGGAGCAGGAGGTTCAATTGTAAATACAGCATCTTCTCCACATTCTTCTGTAGTACAAGATGATGTTACAGTTGTTTTATATACTGCCATACATGTACCAGCCTCTTCTTCTGTGATTGTAAGGTAAGGATATTTAGCTTGTACTTCTGTCAAACGAGAAGAAAAAGACCCATTACAATCTTTTAACATTAAAGTAAGAGAATAATCTTTACTAGCTTTATACGCACTATCTACCTGAACCCATGAAAAAGTTTGAGGAGTAGTTAGATTACAAATAGAACTCTTAACTCCTACAAGACTAATTTGAACATTAACAACTGTAGATAATTGTGTTTGTACAATAGCAAGAGTAGTTGTAGTAGGAACTACAATGTGATAAACATCTTCCATTGTATTTGCTGCTACTTTAGTACGAGAAATTTCTACCGAAGCAGGAGTTCCAGCTCCGTCATTAATTACAGGTACAGTAACACCAGCAGGTACTCTTACTTCAAATAAATTAGCTGCATTTACTTTAGTATATCCTGTAGGACATGTTCCAGCACAATCTGTAACTGTTGCTGATGTAATAGACAATGTCGCAGGAGCATTTTGAGCTACTGTTCTCCACATTGTATAAGTAGTTTCTTTAGTAGCGTTATTTCTTGATTCTTGAACTACCTTATATCCGGGATATTGAGCTTGTACTCTACCTAATGCTGTTCCATCTCCTTCATCACATGTAACTGTTACAGAATATTTTCTACACGCTACAGTTTTAGCTATTTGAGAAGGATTTGTTTTTCTAAGTTTAGTAGCCTTAACCATTCTACTAACAGGAATTGATGTTCCTAAGAATTTATAAGAGTTCCACTTATCTAAAAAATCATTAGCAAGAGCATCAGCAGAAGCATTATCATAAGAAGGAGCTGAACCAATTTGGTCAGTAGTTACATATTGTTTTTCAATACAACCTTTATCAATAAAAATACTTACTTCTTGACTATAAGTACCTGTAGCTTTATAAATAGGAGTACCCCACATTTGAACAGATATAATAGCTTCACTCCAATCTTTAGGAGCTTTTAATGTTTTATCAGCATTAATACCGTCATAACCTACTGTCCAAACTTCTCCTGTACTACCACCTTTAAGTTTTTTAGCTTTAAAACCTTCCCAATTAGTAATTGAATCTCTACTAATAATTGGAAATTCTACAGGTTTTTTATCAAAAAAAGTAGCTTTAGCTTTTTGTGCAGGAAAAGGAGCTTTTCCATATACAATTTTAAATAAAGGATGTGTTTGAGCATTTAAACTTGTTACAGTTTTTGGGTCGCCTCCAGTAAGTTTAATTGGAAGAAAACCAATAGTTTGTGCTGGTACATCTTTACTTGATAAGTTTGCTGGAGCAATCGCACCTGTGTTTGTTACAAAACCTCTCCAATGTGCTTGTTTAAAACTTCCTAACATGTTGTTTGCTTTTTGAGGATAAAAGTCGAAACCTTTTATTATAAATTAATTTTTTCTCTATCTCTTCCTAATTGTACCCCGTTAGTATTTTGATATTGTCTCATTACTTCCGTTACACAACCATCTAAAATTTGTTCTAAGTAAAAATCACTAATATCTGGATTTATTGTTTTAGATAATTCTCCGTTAATTTTTCTATAACCTTCTACATCAATTTCACCTACTTCTTTATAATAAGACAAATATGTATTTTCTATTAAATAATTTTTATAAAAAACAATTAATTTGTTATCTGTTATATTACAAATTGATTCTTCAAATTCAAAAGAAGGACTATTAAAATCATCAGACAAAAATTCATTTTGGTCTTTTGGTTTTACTAAATGATTTATAATTTTTCCTTTTTTATTATTTTTTACTGCATCAGAATAACAAGATGCTATGGCAAAATAATTATCAGGAAGATTATATAATACAGAATTATTAAATGAAGAATACTCTTTTAATTTTAAATTAGAAATATAATGACTTTGTAAATCAAAAATTCTATCTGTTTCTCCAAATTGTTTAATAGATTCTGCCATCCACCTATCTTTTTCTCTATTAAAAAGCAATACAAAATTCTTTACTTCAAAGTTTACATTTTGAAATAAAGAATTTGAATTTAATAAAAGATTAAATTTTTGATAGAGTTCTAAAGATGTCATTATTTTTTTGAAACTCGTGATTTATAAGATTTAATCAAGGCTGCTAAAATAGATTTATTTTCAGAATTAATTAAAAACTCAATAGATTTTTCTCTAGTATTAGCTAAAATATTACCTTCAAACTGATACATGTCAGAAATAGAATCTAATGTAATTAATTTACCTACTGATTTATTGAAATAATAAGAAGCTTGTAGTTTAACAGGGTCTTGCTTAATAAGTCTTAAAGCATTTTCGAGTTTTTCTAAATTACTATCAATTGTTCTAATATGGTTTTTAATTACATCATATACATCTTCTTCTGTATATGATTCATTTGCTGTTAAGTTTAAAGCATGAGCAAACATTAAGAGTTTATCTTTATGATTACGGTTAAGAGAAAGTGTTGCTATAATTTCATCTTCAATTTGATTTTTACGTTGTCTTCTTGTTTTTTCTTCATTATCATCAAATAAATAAAAATTAGTTTTTCCTCTATAATAAGCATCTTCCATTAAAGCTGTTTTAGAAGGAGCTAAATGTCCTGATGCAATAGCCATTTTCATTTTAATATAATCCATTGGAATACCTTCATTAAATGTAACTTCAAAAGTATTTCCTGACAATATAGCAAAAGAACGCTCATCTATCCAAAAATTAGAAAACTTTCCTAAATCTGTTCCTAATATTTTTCCATAATATTTTTCTTCTTCTTCTGTTAATCCTGTAAGATATGCTCCATTATAATCTTTAATAGCTCTTACTGTTTTTGTTGCTGTAGGAAATGTTGTAAATTCAGGTATATCATTTTCTTTTGACATTTTTCTAATTTCATTTCCAAAATAATATTCAGCAAAAGGAGAAATTCTTTCTCTTACTTTAAAAATTTTACTCATTTTATTTTTTATAATTAGGTTAGTTTATACTTAAAATGCTTTCGGAGTAAATTGTTTAGGTACGTATTCAATCAATACTACTTTAGTAGCATCTTTTACATACAATGCTCCACAAGTATCCATAACTACAGTAAATCCTTTTTTAGAAGTAGTAGCAAGTTGAGCTTTAGGATTTTGTCCAAAATATGAATATAATGTAGGATTGTATCCAGTACCCGGAATAAATGAAGTAGTATCTTGGAAACCTTTAGGTTTAACAAGCATTACATTAGTGCCTTTATGATAAGTATCAGGAAGCATACCAGAATCTGTAGGCATACCCATAGCTCTATTACTTACATCAGGAGAAGTAATATCTTCCATAAAAATCATATAAGAAGAGTTATTATACAAACCCGTTCTTCCTTGAAACTCGTGGTCTTCATCAATAAAATCCAATACAGGGTCAACAACAACTTCTACATGACCTAATTCTGGAAAATATCCTGAAATAAAACGAGGTGCTTTAAATGAAAGATTTTGAACATCATCTCCTTTAATCATATCTTTCAAGAAAGGATTCTGACCATCGTTAACTACCAAAAATTTAGTAAGTTGAGAATGAGCAGCGTCTGTAAACCATTTGTAAAGTTCAAGCGCACCTCCTGTTCCTGTTTTAATTTTTAATTTTCTTTCAATTGGTTGTAACATTCTAGCATTACTAAATACTTTACTAGCTAGATAACGTACAACATTTGGAAGTTCTGAAAAATCTGAATATGTGTCGTAGTTACCAAATTCTTTAATCCACCAATAATAACCTGCTGGAATACGTTGTTTTTTACCTGTAGCTCCTACTCTAATAAATGGTTTTTGCCACATAAGAGATTTTTCTTTCATCATAGCTAATTGTTCAACCATCATTTTAATTATAGTCGGAACCCATGTACGAGCAGCTACTTTAAATTCTTGTTTTCCTTTTTGACCATTAACCAAACTCCCTTTTAAGAATTCTGTTACCATTTCTTGTTCAGAAAGAGAAAAAGAACTCATACCATACTTTCCACTTTTATCTACGCTTTCTACAGTATAACTATCACCTCTTGATGTAACGTGATGTTCAATTCCCATTTCAGGAATAGAAATATTAGTACGCAAGTTATAAAGTCCTACAGGATTAAGGTCTTGTACACCTGTTCTATTAGTATCAAATTCATCTGAATAATTACCAATTTTACAAACAGGAATACCAACAGGAATCATGTCTGGAGTAACAAAATCTTCCAAATCAAGAGAACACAATTTTACAGCATATTTCCATGTATCTGCTGAAACAGGTTCTACAACTGGTTGTCCATAAAATTCATTTTCTCCAATTACTCTAAACTGAATACCGTCACGAAGTTTTGTAGTAATAACATCGTGAGGAACATACGTATTTCTATCAAGTTCTACAAAAAATACTGACTCATTAATACCAAGTTTATCATTACTATCACCATATACAGCTCTAACCCTAGCTGGAGCTAGTTTAAAAGGAACTTGATATTCTAATTCTGTATCAAAACCGTTTGTTTCTAGTACGTTTCCTGACAATTCTGTCATATTAATAAGAGGAGTAGAAACATATCTAGTCATATTCCAAGGTTTTAGTACTCCTAAAAAAGTTTTAGTAGCATCACCTCCAAACCATTGTGCAACAGAATTAGCTTCTGTATGCTTTAGATTGGCGTATGGACTTTTAAATTCTCTAGTTACTAAACCACCATTAAACCCTTGTTGAGGAAATTCTGTATTTACAGCCATTTGTTTTTATTTAAGATAATCGTTTAAAGTTAAAGCTTTTGTTTTTAGAGGAGGTTCTTTTACATCTTGAAATCCTCCTACTTTTTTATTTACATTATTTTTTAAAATGTTAGCAAAAGTTGTTTCTGTTTTTTTAGTAATTTCTTTACTTGTTTTTAGTTGAATGTATTTTTCCTTATTGTTTAAAAATTGAATTAATTCTAATAATTCATCTGGGTCATTTTTAACATCTATAATTTTTTTATCAAATTCTGTTAATAATGTTCCATCTTTAGCTTTATATGCTTCTTTATAAACATAATCTACTGCGCTAGCAGCAGCTTTTTGACTTAATCCGTTTTTAATAAAAGAATTTCCTAACGTATTAATTTTAAAAATTTTTTCATCTTCTCTCTTTTTAATTTCTTTTTGCTCTAAAATAGCTTTTTTATCAGCTTCTTCTTTCTTTTTTAATTGAAATGTTTCTTTTACTTCCTCTGCCTCATCAACTAATTCATCATCACTTTTTAATCTTGATATATGTTTTTTTACCCACTCGTCAGTTTTACCAATAGATTTATAATATTGCTTAATAATATCTACTTGACCTGATTCTGAACTAATATCATGTTCTAAAATTTCTTGACGCTCTGTATATAGTTTAGAAAGTTCTTTAAGATTTCCTCCTCTTTCTGCTATATTAATAAGCATATTTAATTCTTCATTTGTATTTTTATAACTTTCAATTTTAGCTTCTGCTACATAATCAGAAAAAGCATCAGCAAATTCAGCTAAATCATCTAAAGAACTAATACTATCTTCATTAAAATCTAATCCGAATTTTTCTGCAAATGTTTTAGCTACTCCTTTATATAAAGAAACATCTACTTTTTCTTCTTCTTCTTCTTCTACTTTTTTAATTGATTTAGAATCTTTAATACCTTCATCAAGAACAATTACTTCACTATCGTCATCTTCTTTTTCTTCTTCTTTTTCTTCTTCACCATCTTCCTCTTTTGTTTCAATATCATCATCTACAATTATAATATCATCTTGTCCTCCAAAAAAAGAACTAAACTCGTTGTCACTTTTTACATTAATCTTTTCCATAAAATTAATTAGGTGTTTTATACTATTTAAAAATTATTTTTTATTTACTAATATTTTTATATTACATTATTTACTTTTATCACCTTGTATTTTAGCTTGTTTTAAAGATTTATCAGCTAAAATTTGTTCATGTATTCTTTTTTCTCTTTCATTTTGTAATTTCATTTGTTCTGACTGACTTTTTAATTCTACTTCTTTATTTTTTATTGAAGCATTTAATTCATTGTTACTAATTGCTATATTTAATTGACTTCTTAATTTTGCAAATTCCAACATATCTCTCATACCATTATTATTATCATCTTGTTCTGTTTTATTAGAAAAACCAAATGCTTGCATATATCTTCCGTATAATTCATATTCTCTATCTAATTGATTTTGTTCTTTTTCAAATTCTCTTTTTTCTTGTGCTTCTTGTTGCATAGCTTGTAATTTTTGTTGCTCCATTTCTTGTTGACTTCTCATTTGTTCTTCTTGTTTCTGTTCTGTTTCTTTTAATTTTAAAATTATATCTTTTATATCATCTGTTGTCCCCATTAAAATTCTTTCAGACATCGGAGTATTCATAGTGTTCATTTCAGCTAGTTTTTGTGCATATTGCAACTTTCTTTTTTCTTCTTGAGACTTATGTACATATACATGTAATTGATAAAGATTAAAATCATTATTATTAATTTCTAATAAACCATCTGTTACAAAAGAATTTATTTGTACATTTCCCATATCTAATTTTTTACTTTGTAAATATTGAGCTGCGTCTAATTGCATTTGTAATATTTCTCTTTCACAATCAAAAAAGGATTCAAACCAACTATTTGTTTGTGTATAGCTACGAGAAATAGATTGATTAATACCAGTTGCTGTTTCTGTAGATTTTACATCCCCAAGTCTTTGTTGAGAAATACCAATTTGTTCTAAAGCTAATTGTCTAATAGCTGATGCCATTTGTAATCTAGCTGCAATCCTACTACTTCTGTCTAAATTAACTTCTCTAGGGTATTGACCTCCTTGCGCCCCTTCCCCTTTAGTATTTTCTAAACTAGTGTCAGCAACAGTTATTCCTAATCTTTGACCTAGTTCTATCCATTTTTCTACTCTGTCTTCTCCTGCCCAATCTTTATCTTTTGGAATAATTTTAGTATCCATTACTACAAAAGGAAGTATTTCTGTTTGTAAATAATGAAAACACTGATTCATCAAAACATTATAAAAAAATTGAAAAGGTTTTAATCTATCTACTAAAGATGTAGGTTTTGTATTTCTATTATTTGCATATTGACCTGCAATAGGTAACTTACTTCCATAAACATATAATTCTCCTTTAAATTGTAAATCATTTGGACGAATATCTATATAAATAGGTTCTGATAAAACCGTATTTGTAAAATAATTATCAATTTTTATTCCTCTCCATACTTCATTAATCCAAGTCCAAGTAATTGTATTTATTTCATCTTCTTGTTCAAATAAAACATTTCCTTGAACTTCTTTAATATAATCAGGAAGATATACAGTTTCATCCACAAGAACTTTTTCTTCCATTCCTGTTTCAGGATTAATCCAATATAGTTTTCCTATTTTTTTTTGTGATTGCCAATAAGCATGAATAACTGTTAATATTCCATAATTAGCAAAATCACCGTTTCCTGTAATCTTACTTAATTCTACTTCATCTAAAATAACTAAAGGAGTGTTGCCTACATTATCCATCCAAGGAGCAAATTCATTAAAAGCTCTATTTAATGTAGGCATATAAGTTTGATACGGTAAACCTGTAGGAGATAAATGGCTTATTTTACTACCATCCATATTTCTTCCTAATTTATCACTTCTATAAGCACTTCTCCATTGTTTTTGTAACTTATCTAATTGTTTTTTATCCATTAAATATCCATATCTATCTACAACAGCAGGAAGAGACATAAATTCAATAAATCCAGCATAATCTCCATTTTGAACATATTCAGTTTCAGGAGATTTATGAGAAAATATATTTAAAGGATTTTTAGTTTCTACTCTTAATCCAAAAGCATCAGTATATATATGTCTATATCTTTCAGCTATAGCTAAATAATCAGAAAATTCTGTTCTTTGACATTTTTTAATATTAAATCTTACAAACTGGTCTTTTAACTCTGTTGCTCCCCATGTTTCTAACTTATGTCTAAAAGATTTTTTCATATACGATTCAATTTCAGGAGGAGATATTTTAGCTTGAATTTGACTTTGTAATTCTTTTAGTTGTTGTAATTGTTGTTCATCTTTTGCTGAATTTAAATCTTCTGGATTAACTCCTTTTTGAATCAATTCCCCAAGTACTTTATTTTGAACTTCATTAGTAAACCATTCTTCAAATAATTTGTTTTTTACTTTAAAAAAATCACTTTCAAACATTTCACCTTTTCCTTCTACTTCAAATAAATCAGGAAGTTCTGAAAGTTCTCCTACTAATGTATTAAAAGGTTGTGATATAATATCATAATTTCGTATAAAAGAAGGTACACCTAAATCTTTTTCTACACTGTTTATTAAATCATATTCTTGTTTATTATCTTCAAAATATTCACTAGCTACAAATTCTCCATTAATGAGTTTGTAGTTTGTTAAATATCTTCTTTTTCTATTATATTGTATTCTAGCAATTCTACCTAAAACATCTAAAGTTTCTTTAGCCCATGCAGAAGGACTACCATCCTTATTAGGAAGTTTATCTTTTAAACTCACCATTTGAGGAGGAAGCATATGATATAAACCATAACCCTCATCTATAAATGGATGTTGTTGCAATACGGTTGATTCCATCTAATATAAAATTATTAATTATTTTTACAAATCTATACTAATACTAATCTTTTAATATTAACTTAATTAAAAATATTGTTAAAACCCAAAAGCATTTTTTTTATTTTTGTTATAAGGAATACCAAAAGCATTATAAACTAAAGGTTTTTTATTAGATGTTAATTTTTCTTTATTACTAACTTCTATCTGAAAAACTCCAAATTTTTCAAAATAATTATAAGCTACTACTGCATGAGAAAAACCAATATAACAATCTAAGTTTTCATCAGGGTCATATTCTAATAATTGTTGTAAAAGTATAGTATCATATAATCTACTATATCCTAAACTATCATCTTCCATTTCTTCATGTACCCATCCTAATGTAGAATTAAGAAGAAATTGTTGATTTGCTACAGTTGCTCTAAGTCCTTTAGTATTTTTGGTTTTAGTTTTAATAGCAATTTCTCTTTGTAAAGGAACAGAATCAATTAATAAATGAAGTTTTCTCTTTTTTTCAAAAAAATCTAACACACTTCTATCTACATGTTCATATAATATTTGAGCATTATACCATTCAGCAGCATCTAAAACTAATTGAAGAAAATCATTTACAGTTCTTTTTCTTCCTAAATAAGAAGCTACTTGTTTTCCTCTAAAAGGGTCTGTTATATCAGAATGAAATCTTCTTAAAACAGTAAAATAACCTAATGAATCACTTGTAGAAGTTTGGTCTTCTCTATAACCATCTAATCCAATAACATGTACTCCATATTCTGTATATTTAGGAAAATCCCAAACTTTCACAGGAGCATCTAAATAATAAGGTTTTCTCCAATCAGTAATAACTGGAGAAGATGAAAATTTATGCTTTACTTGTCCTGTTTTAATATCTCTTAATAAATCTACTTTATCATAAGAAATTTCTTCTAAATATTGAAGTTGTTGTTCAATATAATCTTTATTAAACTTATTATCAATTTGTTTAATAAACATATCTTTTATACTTCTAGGAAAATATGTTTTAACTTTAATAAAAGCAGTAGGGTCTTTAGATTTTTTAGCAATTGCTTCTTCCTCATCTAAAACTTTATTTGCCTTATCAAAATCAGTTTGATAAAAATCTATTTTAAATAATTCTGACTTTTTGTTTATATTATTTCCTTTATTATTTAAGTATTCTCCTAGTGTAATTTTATTTTTAAAATCTTGTCTATACCATCCTCCCATAAAAAACCCTGTAGTTTTTCCTTCATTATTGTAGGTTTTTAATCTTGCTGATTCTGGGTTAAAAAACATTTCTTCTGCATCCTTACTCTTTTCTAAATTACCGCCAGTAAATGCTAGTATAGGTGAACATCTTAAACCATAAGGAGAAATTAAAGCAGGAATTACTGCTTCATAACTATTTCTCATGGATTCTTTTCCAATTTCGTCGTATGAGAAGTAATTAACCGTTTTTCCTGCACCCGCCTCTGAAGCATTATCTCCATCTGTATTATATAAAAATAATCGAGCAAATATTTGAGTAGTATTATCTTTTTTAGTAAATCCAAATCTTATTTCAGTATTTTTCCAACTATTATCAATAGGAGTTCTTACTATCCATTTTTCTCCTGCCATAATAGCAGTTTGAGCTTTTTTTACATAAGTTTCTTTATCTTTAGCATTTGTAAATAATAATAAGGCTTCTGTATTATTATACAAATTTATCATGTATAAACTTGTAGAACATTGAAACTCTGTATTGTGAGTAATAGTATAACCATCTGTCAAAAATAAATGAGACTCATTATCCACTTCTATACAAGTAGTGTTTTCATTAAAAACATATTCAATATTTGTTATAGGTACTCTTTTACTATATTTAGAAATACCCTGTCTTTCAATCTTTCTTTTTATTTTAAATAATGGAATTTTTGAAAAAATTTGTAAATGATATGCTAATTTACCTTCTTTTTTTTCTCCTTTATAAGTGTAAAAAGTTTTCTGTGAAGATAATGAACAACTCATACCTAAACTTCTTACTAATTTTTCTACATCTTTTATTAGACCTATATTTGTATTTGAAAAAGAAACTGTACCCTTAATGGAGGTTCCGTCACTATCTAAAATTCCTTTTAATAATTCTAATCTTTGTTCAATAGAACTATATAAGTAAATAGAAGGAATGTGCTTATTTTTTATTAAGTTTAAATCTTTCAGAATTTGATTAGTAATACATACTTCATTATGTCTTCTTTTATAATTTTTACCAAATGTAAAACTATAATGAGAAACCTTTGATTTTCTTTTTTTATTATCATATTTCTTAACTGTCAAATAACTTTTTTCTGCAAAAGAATAAATTTCATCTTCCACTTCACTATCCATTGTTGTTATAGCAAATCTTCTACTATCTCCATCTCCTAACCACACTCCCATTAAATAAGGAGGAATAAATAATTCCTTTTCTTCATATTCTACAGGCTTACATAAATCAATAGAATATCTCCACGTATAAGGATTTTTTCTTTTTTTCCAACTTTTCCTATACATTTTATAATCTTTTAATAACTCTAATGTTGTCCTTTTAGAATATTTATGCTTTCCTACATCATATACCCACCAATTATGATTTTTTCCTGCAAAAATTTCTCTTTTATCTGCTAAAGTTATTTTATAAACAGGTTGTATTCCTTGAGGATAAACTCCTATTACTTTTGTTAGTTTTCCATCGTCCCCATAAATTTCTTCTCCTACTTTAACTTCCCCTATAGTTATTTCTTTATCTTTTTTATATAATAAAGAAGAATTTAATAAATCTTTAGAAATTTGACGGCTACCACCTATAAGAAATCCTTTTTTTTCTTTTATTGCTTTTTCATATTCATTAAATATAATCCATTCATTATCTCTTAATAAAGGATTAGAAATAACTCTTTCTCCTGATTCATGGTCAAGTTGAATTTTATGATAATTAAGATGATAATAAAGTCTTCCTGTTATATAAACACCATTTATATATACCCCTTTTTTACACTTCTCCCTTTCCCACTTAACAAAAGCTTCTCTATCAGCACTACCAATAGGAGGAATATCTTCCTTTTTCATATTAATAAAAAATTCAGACGTTCCACCATTAAAGATGTCTGTCTGAATTTTTCTATTGTGTTGAATTATTTCGTTATCTAATTTAATAATATTTGACATTAAATTTCTCTCATAATTTGTTCTACAATATATCCATTTAAATAACAATAGGCTTCATCTGTTTTTTTATTAAGTTTCATTCCTATTCTATCTAATATCATTTGTGTAGCATGTAAACTTTCATGAGCTATTGTATTAAACATGTATTCGTTATTAATGGAATAATTACTATATTTAAAATAAATTAAAATATTTCCATTATTTAATTGAAGAGTTTTAGCTGCAAATTCACCATCAAAATAAGATAAAATATCATCAATTTCTTTTTCTGTAATATCCTTACTATATTTATTATTTTTTAATAAAGTTTTAAAATTATTTACATTTATAAAAGAAACAAATATTATAAATGGATATATTTCTAATAAAATTTCAAATCCTTTATTTTTAAGTTTTACTGCTTTCATAAAAATTAATTAAACGTTTACCATCAATATAAAAAACCTCTTTTTCTTCTTCAATAACAGGAGTTAAATGTATTCGTGAATCATCATTTACACACACAAACTCATAATCGTGTACTCTGATATACGTTTTACCTTTTCTAAAAGAAGTAAGAAATATACTTTTTAAAAATATATTCATCTTATATTCTTCAAAATTATCTATCATTATTTTATATTTAAATAGTACTGTCTAATCTGTTCAATAGGAGTTTTTACACAACCACACATATTATTATTTCTTGCATACCAAGAATTAAATTTTTCGTATTGTTCTCCAGTAAGAGTATTTGATGAATTTTTAAATATATTTACCTCTTCTTCTGTAATTCCAAAATGTTCAAATGTTACCATAATATTTATTTTTTAATCATACATAAAACTTTCTATTAATTCTTTATCTCCTTTTAATTTTTCAATGTCTTGTACCTTTTCCATTTTTTCTATAACAGGAAGTATTTGTAATATTTTTTCTGTTATAGAAGCTCTAGCCGCTATTTGGTCTTCTTTACTATTAGCTAAAAAAGTAATAGATTTAGAATTACCTTTTTTATCTTGAGTTACTTCTGTTATAAATCTATGTTGAATTTTTGATATAGGCTGCTTATCATAATAATCTTGAATAGATTTAAGAGTGTTAATAGTAGTAGCCATCATATGTTCGAGAAATATTGTCATTTGTTTTTCTTTATCATATAAAGCTAAAGCAATGTTTCCAGATTGATTTACAATTCGCAATGCTGTTAATATTTTTTTTTCTATTGTAGAAACAACAGAGGGAGCTATTCCTCCCTTCGCTGTCGGTTTCCACAAAATATCGTCTGTTAAATTTTCAACATCCAACATTTCTAAATATTCAATAATACTACTAATTTCTTTTTCTAATTTATTAGCATCTACTGTTGAATAAATATTTTGTTTTTTAGCCATTTGTAATTCCTTTTACCGCAAACATTCCTCCTGTTTCAATATCTTTCTGAGCTATAGAAAACCATCTTAAACTATCCTTATCCTGTGTACTATTTTTATATCCTTCAATAATATTGATTAGCTCAGAACATTTTTTTTTAACTTCAAGCATATTAGCTTTTTGTTCATCGTTAATAGGTGAATAACTCATCACCATTCTTTTTTCTCCAATTGTCATATTAATGATAAATTGATTTTAAAAATATTTGGTTTTCTTTTTTTTCTATTTTTACATTAGGAACAAATGTTAATGCTTCTGCTACACTTTTACTTCCATCTGGATTATTATATTGGGTTGTTACTTGTACTACACATCCCCCACCTTCAATCTCCATAGCTTTGCAAGATTTCATCCACCCTTGTGATTCAGAAGAAGCTTTAGAAAGTAATTGAAATAAATCTCCATTTCCAAAAACTTTTATATCAGATGTTGTTTTCTTAACATCTTCAATGTTTGTATTACTTAATGATTTTTCCATAATTAAAAAAATCTAATTTTAATGTTTAAATCTTCTAAATCCCAATTCTTTCCTTCTTCTGATTTAGCAAAATTAAATAATACTTTTTCTTTTGCTCCATCTTCACTATTAGCATAAATTTTTCCTTCTTCAAGAAGTTCAAATTCTCCTTCTTCTAACAAATAAATAATATATTCATATACTCCTTTTCTGTTTGTTGGACAAGTATTTATATATCCTGTTGTCACTGTACATCCAAGTCCTGTATTAGTTTGTGTAAACATCATTTTAAATTTAATTGTATAAATATTGTTTTAATTCTTCTTTTGAAATTGTCAAATTACTAAATAAAAAATCTTCATCTAAATCTGGAACAATTATTGCCCCTTTAAGTTTTTCCGCATCAGACAAAATAGCTAATGCTTCTTGAGCCTCTTTTGTTTTTATATAATCTTCTTGGTCTTTTCCTGTTAATGCGTTTAATTTTTCCAAAACACTTTCATAAGGAATAATTTTTTGTTTTAATTCTTCAAAAATATTTCCATTTAATTCTTGAATTTTTTCTGTATAAAATTTAATAAACAAATCTCGTTTATTAATTTCATATTTAATTAGTTTATCTAAATCAACTTTCATTATGTTTTATTTCTTGTTTAATTGTATCTAATATAATTTTTCTCACATCATTATCTTCCAACATAGGAAGAACGTGTTTTAATAATTTAAAAGGTATTTCTATTTCTTGAAACAAATATAAAAATATAAATCTTTTACCAAGAACATCACATAATAAATGTGGATATTCTCCTCCCATAAAAATATCAAAACATTTGTCTAAATCCCCTTTGTAACTCTCTTTATGTTTTAAATAAAACTCTCTATTATTCTTTAATTTTTCTATTTGTGTATCAATAATTTCTAAACAGTCTTTTTGTTTAAAATCTTGTAATTTTTTAAAGTAATCAATCTCCATCTTTCTTTCTTTTTTGCTTCCCTTTAATATAAGCTGTTCCTGTCATAATATTAACCAAATCAATCAATTCATTAGGAACATTAGATTTGTAAATCATAAGTCCAGTATGTCTTCCATCTTTATAGTGCATCCACTTTTCACCTTTTAGTTCAAACCCAAGATAGGTTAACAATTCTTCTGTTACTTTCATTTTAATTTTTTAGCTTTAAATTTTTGTTTAATGTAATATTTAATATAATTGTTTCCGTCAATATCTACTGTCTCTGTTTTAATACTAATCTTTTGTAATTCTTCCAAATATCCTTCTTTTTGTCCTAAAATTTTAAATAATGTTTTACTTTTACTATTTGGATATGTGTTTGTATATTGATATGCTATATTATCTTTTACATAAATTTCATGTAAAGGACATTCAGCTTCCATACTTAACACTTTCTTTTTAATAGGACAAGTACAAATTGAACAATGACTATCGTTTATCGCAGTTTCATATATTCCTTCTGCTTTTGCATTATCAGAATTAAATATACACCCAACACATTTTTTTAATCTTTTGTTAGATTCTTTTTTTATTTCTTCATCTAACATACCTACTTCATCTAACAAACTATTGTAGTTTGCTTCAACCACTTGTGACAAATTTCGCAGACCTCGTTGCCCTCTATTGAAAATTTCTCTAATATATGACATGCTGACTTTAATTGTTTTAAATATTCCTCTTTAAATTTTTCATCTTTTTTATTAAACATACCATCTTTATAATATTCTAATTGCTTATTTAAATTTTTAATCTTATGTTTTACTTTTCCTTCTGTAGTTATAAATGCTCCAAAATAAGGAATTAATATTTTCATCATTGTAGGAGAAGATAATTCTTTTCTTACTAATTTCCAATATTTTTCGTATTCTTCTTCAATTAAAGAAGCTTTTAAATTATATTTTTTAGCTATCTTCTCGTAATTCATTTTTTAATTTAATTAAAAATCCTACTTCATTTTCAATCACAGAATTAAAATGTTCTGATAAACTATATTCATTTTCATATCTACCTTTTATTAAAACATTAAATTCTTTTAATTCTCCTCTTAAATTATACAAAGAATTCATGTTTGAAGCTCTTTTGTCTTTTATAAATTTTGCATGTGTTTCTTGAGAAATACCATATAACATATAATATACTACTAACATTCTACCACCTCTACTTAAATTTATGTTATATAAAACACACATTAACTTTACAAATAACTCAGTGTAATTTTCCTTATCACTTATTTTAATTGTGTCCTTTATTAGTAGCATAATGTTCTAAAAGATTTTCTACATCTTTTTTTAAATATTCAAATATATATTCCTTTTTAGCTATTGCTTCATTATTTTCGTTAAATAAATAATGAGATATTTTTAATTCTTCTACTTTATAACCAAATTGTTCTAACATCCATCCATATAAACTAAGCTGAATATTATAATGTACATAATTACAATTATCATATTTATCTAATGGATATAACATCTTTTCCCATTTGTTTTCTGTAACTATTTTCTTATTGGTTTTATGGTCATCAATTCTTACTATTTTATTAGGATAAAATATTGGTACATCTGTTGTTCCTGCAAGTTTATATTTATGATTATAAAGTCTTAATTCAGGAATACATTCTACCCCATTTTCTCCAAAACTAGTATTTTCTAAATTACCATTATAACTTCTATATATTAAAGAAACTCCATCATCCAAAACCCCTTTTCCACTTTCTAAAACATCTTTTTCCATTTTATTATGAAAGGCTGTTCCTTTATCTGTGGACTTTTTATTTTCTTTTTTCCATTCTTTTTCTTTATAATTTGTTTTACTAATATCAACTCCTACCTTAGAAGCAATATTAAATAAATCTTTTATATTCTTTTTTTTAAATGAAAATCCAAACCCTTTTGTAAGCCATCTCGAAAACATTTTCTTTCCTTCATCAGTGTTTGAAAATCCCATTTTATCTTGTAACACTTTATAATATAACCAGAACTCTTTATCAAATTTAGGAACGTAATGTTCAATTAATTGAGTACAACTTATGTAAGTGTTGTCATGTTCGTCATAATATCTGTGTGACTTTTCATCAAATTTTAACATCTTATTATTTTATTTTAGTTAGACCTTCCTGCTGGAATCGAACCAGAACCATCCTTTCGTCTTTACGGACTTCTTTAGAAGAGAAGCGACTATACAGGAAGGGAAAAATATTATTCTTCTGTTTTAACTTCTTCTTCAACTTCTTTTACTTCTGGAATAATACTAAAAAATTTCTTTTTTTCTCCTAGTGTATTATAAGCAGCAGTATCAATTTCTACTGCACCTACAATTGTACTAACAACCCATTTTAAGTCTTCTATTGTATTTATTTGTTCAAAATCAAATACCACTTTTAATTTTCCCATTTTAAATTCAATTTTTCAAATACTTGTTTATATAATTCAAATTCTTCTTTATTCATACTTACTCCCACATTATCAATCATACCTCCTTCATCTTTCTTAACATCTCTTCTTTTATCTGTATTCACAATCTTATCATAATAATCTTCTTGATACCATCCTTTTCTCATTTTATTCCATCTTTGTATTGTAGCTAATTTGGCAAATTCTAATTCTTCCCAATACCAACCATACATATTATTGTTTTTTAATTCTTCATCATTCTCTTCTGTAATATCTTTTAAAACTCTTTCTTGATTTCTTTCTCCTGTAAAAACATCTACAAAATAAAAATTCTTAAATTGCTCTACAATTTCATCTACTGTTTTCATACACTCATTTTTAATTTCTTACCAAATCTATTATTATAAACCAACATTCTAAATTTTCTATTTTTCATAGCTTTTTTAAACATCTCTAAATCATGTCCATCTCTTTTTTCTAAATTTTCTTGATTAGTTGTTTCTTCAATTCTCATATAATTGTTACTTTAATTGTATAACTTTTATCTTGCAAATATAACATTCTTTCTATTTGATATTTATAATAATAATCTTTATCATCTATATACACTTCTAATTCTTTATTTTTTTTATCTAAAGAATATTTTTTTATACAGCGTAATGTATCTAATGTTTCTTTCATGTTATATTATTTAATTTTTTACAAATGTAAAAGTTTTTATATTACAATGTCAAGTATTAATAATTATTTTTTTTTATTTTTATTAATAATCCCCCCGTATATATAATTTTTATAAAAATACCCCCTACCTATATTTTAAATTTTTTTATATAGATAGAGTTGTATATTCGTATAATTTGTTTAGACAGAGTCAATTCGAAGCCCCTTTATTACTTTTGTTCACCTCCTATGTCCCGTCAAGATATTTGGAGGTATTTTTCTAACCTTAAAACCTCTCGATGATAAGGAAATCGAATCTCTTGTTATGTTTGCTGTCTCTGTTTCTACTGCATCAGGCTCTAAGTTTAAACCCAACAAATATGGAGTTTTACCTGTAATTCTATCACCCATTCAAGGGAGTTTACCTGTAAACGCAGGTGTTTTGGACGGGACTTTAGCACAAAGACTTGGGCTTCAATCAGGATTTAGATACGTTATTAACATCGTATTCGAAAAGTACAACAAAATTGGGGACAAGCAATATCCTCAATATCAATACAGCGTTGTGGCGTGTTTAAATCAAGAGTTTGACAAAATGGTAGCCGAAAAAGTGGTTGCTTCGATACAGTTTGATTTCAATTTTGGTGTTGGAAGAACATCAACATCAGTAGCAACACCAGAAGAAACTCCTGAAAAAACTCTTGAACCTGTTGAAGAAGGTTCTTAATACACATTAGAGCAGGGAGAAATCTCTGCTCTAATTCTAACAAGGAATGACTCACCTTGTTATAGATAATTTTTTGAGTCAGTAAAACAAATCCTCATTTTCAATTGAAACGGTATATACGTTACAAAGAGTGAAGAAATAATCTCTTATTTGAGGATTTGTTATTTTTATTAACAGATAATTCCTATCTCTGTTAATAATCTTATTTAAGTATAGGATTTATTTTTGGTGGTTTCATTTTATATGACAAACAAACCAAAAACCTCCATTTATGGAGTTATTTCTATTTTCCCTGATTGGGATTGGAAATAGCACTAAATGGTGTGTATAGAAAGCTAACAGGAGTTGGTGAGTATATTAAGGAATCTATTCCAAGAAACAGAAAATAGAAAAATTCTTTAAACATTTATAAAAAAATGAAATATTTCATCTTCAACTCAAACCATGAATATATATGGTTTGAGAATCTTGAAGACGCATTGGAAGAGTTACTAACTCTAGAAAATGCGTCAATATGGAAAGAAATAGGGTCTAAAAGATTCTTATTGTATTCCATAAATTATGACGGAATTATTCGTTTACAATAGTTTCGTCATTTCTTTAAAACCTCATTCTGCTTTCACAAGGAGCAGCTATAGAAATATA